CGGCTTTTTTTCGGCGTCGATATTCGCCATGAGTGTCTGCCCGGCCCGGGAGGGGTCTTCCTTGGCCACAAGCCCCGTCCTCCGCGCATTGTGGCTGGTCCACTGTACTCGCCCGGAAGTAGGACCTTTTTTGTTTTGAATCATGTGTTGCATTCTGAGTCGTGTGTTGCTTGTGCCCATGTGTTGCCGTATGTTATAATGTGCTGAGGAACGATTGGTGGAAAATGACGGCCCTAACTGAATATGACCTTAAGTCTCAGGCAGCATTAAAGGCTAGAGAGCTTAGGTTGGAGAGAGAACTTTTAAATACCCCTGTTGCTTTAGCCCAACGGGTGCATTGTGCGCTCATAAAAGATTTGAGAATGAATGCGCCTTGGCTTCTACCCCTTGTCATAAAAAGGTAAACCATTGGACCCAGAACTCGTAAAACGTAATCAAGAAAATGGCTGGGATGACTTAACTCCCTCTCAAAAAGCCTTTGCATATTCTTTTTTGGTAACGTACGACCACAGACAGGCAGCCGTTGAAGCTGGGGAACTAGCCTCTAACGGCATCAAAATGCTCCGACACCCCCTAACGGCTGCCTTCATAAACTCAGAACAGCAACACCAAGCCACGGTTGGATATATAACTAAAGAATATGTTATGGTTCAATACATGAATCTTATGCCTATGTTGATGGGCGAAGTTGCCGTCCCTTTGGGCGCAGATAAAGAAGGGAACCAAGTTCAAGCCCGGAAATTTGACGCCGCAAATATGAAAGGGGTTCTGACCGAGATGTCCAAGTTTATAGAGGATTATCTCCCGGAACAGGACACCCCAGTCAATAAAATCACATTCCACGTGGTTGAGGCCAAAGACAGTGAATCTTGATTTTACAGTTACACATCCTCAACTCGATTTCCACAACCTGTCGTGCAAGTACCCGGCTTTTATAGGTGGTTTTGGCTCCGGTAAAACCGAAGTTCTGGCCCAGCGCGCCATTGCCGATAAACTCATGTGTCCCAAGGGCCCGGTGGCGTGTTATGAGCCCACCTATGACTTGGTTAGACTCATTCTAGCACCCCGGCTTGAGGAGAAATTGGATGAATATAAGATACAGTATGTTTACAATAAATCTGAAAACATAATCTATACCAAAAAGTATGGCATCTTCATTTTGCGCACTTTGGACAACCCGGCGCGAATAGTCGGTTATGAATCCTTCAGAAGCCACGTGGACGAAATTGACACCCTCAGGCATAAACACGCTGAAGCGGTTTGGCAGAAAATCATAGCCAGAAATCGTTTTAAAGCTGAAGGACTCCCCAACCAAGTATCGGCCTATACCACCCCGGAAGGGTTTAATTTTGCCTATGATCGATGGGAAAAGAACCCCGGGCCCGACTATAAATATATCAGAGTATCCACCCGGGCGAACCCATTTTTGCCTGATGATTACATCCAAGGGCTGAAAGACAGTTACCCCGCCAACTTGGTTGAGGCATACATTGAAGGGAAATTCGTCAACCTAACCACGGGTTCTGTGTATGATTCCTTTGACCGGGACCAACACAATACCGACTCAGAGTGGGACAGGTCGGCTTCTGAACCTGTCCACATCGGAATGGACTTCAACGTGGGCAATATGTCGGCGGTCATTCATGTTATCAGAAAAGGTCAAGCTTTGGCCGTAGACGAAATAACTGGGGTCCTAGACACCCCCGCCATGATCAGAACCATTAAAGAGAGGTATGCTGGGTCCTCTATCATCATCTACCCTGATGCCAGTGGCAATAGTCGAAAGTCTAATAACGCCAGCGAATCCGACATATCTCTATTGAAGCAAGCAAATTTCAAGGTAGATGCCCCAAAATCCAACCCCTTTGTCAGAGACAGAGTGATTTCAATGAATAGTGCGTTTGTCACAGGCAAGTATATGGTCAATGTTGAGAAGTGTCCTGAGTACTCGTTATGCCTAGAACAGCAAACATACACTGATAACGGCGACCCGGACAAAAGCTCTGGTCATGACCACCTACCAGATTCTGGCGGGTACTTCATACACAGGCGATACCCTGTGGTAAATAGAAAACCTCAAATAGCGAAGGTAGTGGGAATTTAATATGGGCATAGAAAGCAAGCACCCCCGGTACGATGAGAAGATAGACCAGTGGTCAAGATGTCGTGACACCTTTGACGGAGAAGATGCCGTAAAGGAAAAGAGAACTGAATATCTGCCCAAACTATCTTCTCAAAGTGACGCCTCATACGCAGCGTATATGAAGAGAGCCAGCTTTTACAACACTGTGAAGAGGACCATACACGGTTTGGCCGGGGCGGTGATGCGAATTGACCCGGTAGTAGAAGGTGCTCCAGACGAATGGATGGATGACGTCACAACCACTGGGATGAATCTCAACGAATTTATCTATTATATGCTGACGGAACAGTTGCTTTGTGGTAGGCAAGGGGTTTTGGTTGAGCATAACGGTTCTAGGCCTTACCTTGTTGGATACCCAACAGAGCAAATCACCAACTGGATGGATGATACCATTGTGTTGATGGAACAGTATCGCAAAATGGATGTCAACGACAAATATAGCTCAAGGTACGAAACCCAGTACAGGGAAATTCTCTTGGAGGAAGGTAGATATCTGGTTCGAATTTGGCGCAAAACCAAAGGCGAGTGGAAAATATACGAAGAGGTTGCTCCAAGTAAAAGAGGTGCTGCCCTCGATTCTATACCCTTCGTTTCTCTAACGGTGGACGGTTTTAATCTGAACCCCAAGGCCCCACCTCTTTTGAACCTAGCGGACGTGAACCTATCTCACTATCGCACATCGGCAGACCTAGAACATGGGCGACATTTTACTGCTTTACCGACCCCCTATGTTACCGGGGTAGATGTTGATTCTGAGTTATCTATTGGAGCAGAGTCAGCTTGGGTCCTCCCAGATTCGGCTTCAAGAGCAGGTTATCTAGAGTTCAGTGGCAGTGGTTTAGCAGCTCTAGACACAGCAATGGAACAGAAACGGTCAATGATGGCCTCTTTGGGCGCACAGCTATTAGAAGGACAGAAAAATGGAGTTGAAGCCACCGAAACCGTCAAGCTCCGCCAAAACTCTGAAGCCTCAGTATTAATGCGAACCGTGAAATCCGTTGAAGAGGCTTTGAGCAAATCCTTAAACATGATGTCAGAGTGGGAGGGGGGGCCTGAGATCACAATTACTCTCAATACTGATTTTGCAGATAGTGTGATAGGTTCCCAAGATATGGTCGCACTAATGGGCCTATGGCAGTCTGGAGCAATCAGTCATGAGTCTTTGTTGTGGAACATGAAACGGGGTGAAGTTATTCCTCCTGATGTTACTATTGAAGAAGAGCGTGACCGAATAGATGTCCAAATGGGCGCAATGGATGATCTGGAATCGGAAGCACCCACTGAGGTTTAGAAATGGCAACGGTCAACGATAAAGTATTGGACGCCATAACGGGCCATTCAGTTGATCTGGTTCGCTTAGAGGCGTCTTTAAAATCAGAAGTAATTAAACAACTGAAGATTTTAGAAAAAAGCCTTGTCAAGACTTTAGCAAATTCAAGTCTGGAGGTTAATTCTATCCCCCTTCAGCGAAAGCGCATGAAAGTTCTATTGGCCCAGACCAAAAAGACCATCTCTGAATCTTATGCTTTGATCGATGCCAAGGAAGCAACCAATTTGTCTAGCGTGGCTGGGGTTGCAGAGTCTCAAGCGGTGTCCGCTATAAATGGGTCTATTAAAGCAAAGGTTTTGAGCGTAGGAATGTCTGACCAGATGTTGGGGTCTATAGCTTCTAATACCCTCATTCAAGGGGCCCCTAGCCGAGAATGGTGGACGGGCCAAGCTGACTCTCTACAGAACGGATTCAAAAATATCATCCGGCAGTCCATGTTGTCGGGTGAAAGCACAAGCCAAATCATAACCAGAGTGAGGGGAACCAAGTCCCTAAGGTATAAAGACGGCTTAATGCAGACGGCCAGAAATAAAGCGGAGGCCCTTGTTAGAACTTCAGTTCAAGTGGTGGCCAACGAAGCTAGAATAGCGACATATGAGAGCAACCGGGACGTTGTAAAGTATATCGAGTGGGTATCAACCCTAGACTCCCGGACCAGTTTGACTTGCCAATCACTAGACGGCAAAAAGTGGACCGTGGGGGCTTTTAAACCCGTACGCCCAAACACAAAAACATTCCCGGGGCCCACGGCCCATTGGAATTGCCGCTCTACTCAAGTCCCGGTACTTAAATCTTGGGAAGAGCTGGGCTCTAAGCGGAAGTTTGATGAAATACCCGAGTCCACCCGGTCTAGTATGGACGGACAGGTTAGCTCTAAAATGGGCTATGAGGCTTGGCTCAACACCAAGGGCGTGGATTTTCAAAAAGAGGTACTTGGGGCAGGTAAGTTTGAGTTATGGAAAAAGGGAAAGATGGGATTCAAAGATTTAGTAGATCAGAATTCCAACCCTATTTCCCTATCTACTTTAAAATTGAAGTATGCGGACACCCCTAAGCCAGCCAAACCTGCCAAGGTCGAGATTTTGAATTTAGACGGAACAGGCGCGGACGGGGGGTATGTTGCATCATACAATAACTTGATTCAGAAGTTAACGGGCCAAAGGGTCCCCACAGTGGATGACGTCTCAGTAAAGATTTCTGATTCCATAAGCGCGTATACTTTAACGGCATTTAATACCATCAACAAATACCTCAGGAAAAACAGAAAATCCATACCTGACGATGATTTGGTACGTATTAATCGTCACGTTGAAAACATAGACGATTTCATAGATTCTAGGCCCCCAACAATCACCCCTTTTAAGGTTTATAGGTCCAGAGGAAGAGACTTGGACCACAAAGTGGGCGACATTGTGACTGACGGTGCTTATGGCTCTACAACTACTAGGAATGACAACATAGGATTTGGCGACGTTTCATATGACATCACTATTCCCACCGGGTCTAAAGTAGGTCCGGTAGCTCAGATGTCCTCTTTTGCAAGTGAATCGGAAATATTGCTACCCCGTGGGTACAAACTTATGATAACCAAAATAGACAGAAAGCTTAATTCGGACGGCACTGTTGACGTCACCAAATATGACGCCACTCTAGTGTTAGACGATATTTAAAAGCCCCAGTGGGGCACAACTAAAGAACCGGAGGTTCAAAATGGCTTTACAAGCTACAGTACAGGAACTAGATAACGTGCCTGAGGCACTAAGATCAGAGTATGTCGAGAAGGACGGGTCCTACCACTTAAATGTGGAAGGTATGGTGGATAAATCTAAGTTAGACGATTTTCGCACCAATAATGTCAAGTTGCTCAAAGACATAGAGACCCTTCAAGGCAAATTCAAAAATGTGGACTTGGACCAGTATGAGGTTCTACTTAAAGCCCACAATGATAACGGCGACAAAAAGTTGATTGACGCAGGCAAAATAGACGAATTGTTGGAAGAGCGCACCAAGAGAATGCGCGAAGTCCACAACGAAGAAATAGGCAAAGTTCAATCTGAGAATGATATTCATAAAAGGCAGCTTGAGGGTCTTATGATTGACGCATCGGTTCGTGACAGCGCAACCCAACAGGGTGTAGCAGCCACTGCAATGGATGATGTTATCTTAAGGGCCAAGTCTGTGTTCCAGTTGAAGGACGGTAAAGCTACCCCCTTTGATACAGAAGGTGGCGTGATTTACGGCTCCGGTTCCTCGGAACCTATGACTGTGAGTCAATGGGTCAAAGGTCTTACTGGCTCAGCCCCTCATTTATTTACTCCTTCTAGCGGCGCGGGGGGCAACCACGACAACCGTGGGGGCAAAGACGGTTCCACTGTTACTAGGACTGATTTTGATCAAATGGATCAGTATTCCCGGTCACAATTCGCTAAAAAAGGAGGAAAGGTAGTTGACTAACCATACTTTTTTATGGTATAATGTTTTTAACAGTAGCGGAGTTACTGACCCTTTATGGATTCCGGCGGAATCTAGATATTATAATTTGAGGGCGCTACTGTCCTCGAAACTTAACTTTTGAGGAATTACTAATGGCTAACGTCTTAACAGATCTAGCAGCCGACATCTACAAAGCAGCCGACACAGTTGGCCGTGAGTTAGTAGGCTTTATCCCAGCTTCAACCATTAACGCAGACAGTTCAGAGCGAGTCGCCAAAAATGGCGTTATTCGTGCTGCTTACACTCGTTCAGCTACAGCTGCTGACATTTCGGAGTCGATGACTATTCCGGAAGGGTCTGACCAGACTATCGACAACAAAACCATGACAATTAGCAAAGCTCGTTCTGTCCAAATCCCATGGACTGGCGAAGATATGCGTCATGTGAACAACGGCGCAGGATATGAGACCATTTATGGTGATCAATTATCCCAAGCTATGCGTACTTTAACAAACGAAGTTGAGTCTGACTTATCGACTGCCGCATATCAAGGTGCTTCACGCGCCATTGGTACAGCAGGAACTACTCCTTTTGCCTCCAACTTTGATACTGTAGCTACAGCTCGTCAGATCATCGTTGATAACGGTGGTGTAACTAACGATGGGCGTCTTGCTCTTGTGATGAATAGCTCAGCCGGGACCAAAATGCGGAACCTAGCTAGCTTGAACCAAGTTAATACATCTGGCGGGTCCGATCTTTTACGCCAAGGTGTTTTACTTGATCTTCAAGGCGTTTCAATGCGTGAATCTGCCCAAGTCAAGGCTCACACCAAAGGCACAGGTACAAGCTACGTTGTCAACAACGCAGCAACTGAGGCCATAGGCCAAACAGTCATTACTCTTGATGGTGGTTCTGGCACTATAATCGCTGGTGATTGCGTGACCTTTAATGGCGATGCTAACATCTACGTTGTTCAAACTGCTCTAGCTGGTGGTGATGTAGTTCTTAATGCTCCGGGCCTTATCGCGGCGGCGGCTAATGATGCAGCCCTGACAGTTGGAAACAACTTTACGGCTAACGTCATGTTCCATCAGTCAGCACTTGAGTTAGCTATGCGCGCTCCCGCAATCCCCGGCGGCGAAGACGCAGCTGTTGATGCTATGCTGGTCCAAGACCCACACTCTGGTCTCGTTTTTGAGATTCGCGTTTACAAAGGTTATCGCAAGCAGATGATCGAAGTGGCCGCTACTTGGGGCGTGAAAGCTTGGAAATCTGAAAATATTGCTGTTCTCCTAGGGTAAGTCCCTTTAGGCGGGGTTAACCCCCCGCCGTTTTTTAATCATATGGGAGTTGAACACATGGCAGAAATCAAGAAAACCGCCCCCAAAAAGGCGAAGCACGTTAAAATGACACGTGACGGCAGAGATGCTAATGTACATCCAGACGAAGTTGCCAATTATAAAAAAGGCAACTGGGTAGAGAGCAAGTAAGATGGCCATAGACGCTACGATAGCTGGCACAAGTTCAGATAGCTACATCACGGTTGCCACTGCTGATGCTTATCACGCCACCCATTTGTATGTTACTACATGGACGGCGGCTACTACTGACAACAAAGAGCGCAGTCTAAAAATGGCTACTCGTTTGTTGGATGAAAGAATTACTTGGAGAGGTACTAAGAACACAGACGCACAGGCTCTGCGGTGGCCAAGGGCTTCTGTGACAGACAACGACTTATACTCGGTAGCGGTAGATATTATCCCGGAACCAATCCAAAATGCTACGGCAGAATTTGCCCGACATCTTTTGGTGTCTGACCTAACGGCCCAGCCTGAGGGAAAGGGAATTGAGAGTGTTGATGCCGGGTCAGTGTCTATTAAATTCAGCAAAACAGACACAGCAGATGTCCTCCCGGTAATCGTCCAAGAAATGTTGAGGGGTTGGGGCACTATTCATTCC